CCCATCGAACTTTCGCGTCTTCAAGATCATTAATTTCTTTCTGTGATATTACAGGAGCCTTTCGGATCTCGTCGCGTTTCTGTACGTAGGTTTCGATGTATGGGACAAGTTCTTTCCACGAGTTCCCGTATAACGTGTTTGCAAGTTGGGCTTTAGTGGTCTCGTCACGAACACTATATAATGCGTACGCAACCTCATCAAACACTTCTGCCGGGGTTTTGCCTTCAGGGGATACCCCAAGCTGAGCAAACGCTTTGGCCTGTGCGGAGGTCTCATCTTTCGCTTCTGCCATTGATAACGCGAGTTTGTTAATCCCGCTTGATACCTGCGAGAACGGGGTGCTTGATAATAGAGCGGCATACTGTAACCGCTGGATCTCGTCCGTCGTGGCGCCGGTCTGAAGCGACAGGTCTTTCAGTTCGGCTGCGAGCGACCCGTATTTCTGGACGGATGCATACACGGCATACCCCGCAGCCGTTGCAGCTGCCCCGAGCATGAGAAGATCTTTTGATGCCGTTTTGCTTGATGCAGATACGGTTTTGGTTTTTGCATCGATATCATCGAGCGACTTATTGACCTCATTGGCGCCCTTTGAGTACCCCGACGTTTCGGACAGAAACTCAACCACCAAACTCCCGATTTTCATGTTTCACCTCCGTTATAACTCTGACAAGATCATCCGTTGCTGATCAACCGTCTGCACCTTTGGGGTTTCGCCGGTATGTATGAAATTCGATACTTGCCACACGCCGCCGCTCTTCTTCGGAATCAGAGCGTTCGCAATAGTGGCACAGATCAACCCAGCCCGCCAATTTTCAGACGCTCCTTTCTTTTCAAGCATCACATTGAACTCGCGGGGTGTGAGCCCGTAAAAGTCCGAGATTGATATGTTAAGTTTACCTACCGCTTCCCGTTCCATATCGGCGATAGTCTCTTCCATCGTTGCCGTTTCAGATCTTGCCGATTCTGGTTGTGACTGTTCAACAGAGATCCACGAATCAAGAACCAAGGCATCAGTAATCTTTTTCCAGAACCCTACCAGAGCAATTGAATCATAGGCCGCACCCTCATATACCAACATCATCCCGGCCTGTTCGTACGTTACACCTTCATGTCTCAATCCGTAGTAGAGCAAGAGGTGGCACGTTTCAATGTCGGCGTCCATATCAAAGACAGAATAGAACCCGCCTGGTATGATCATGTTGAGTTCCGCAACGGCGCTTATCGGGTATCGTAAATGGTGGAGATCCGATCCGATCTTGATAGGAATACTATGCATGGTCTGGGAAAAATTGGGTTATGATGTGGTCGATGAGCACCAGTCAGACGGTTTGCCAGTAGGTTTCAGAGTGAACGTGAAATTTACCTGGCCGGCAACACCGAGATCTCCGAGAGAGTAGCTGGTAATATTCCCGTCGCCATACCGGATGTTGTTGGAACTCGTGCCGGCAAGTGCCACTTTCCAGCCGACAACCGCCCCGGCATCCATAGCTGATGATAAGAGCGTGGTGTGATGGGTGTTGGTGGTCAGGTACCAGCCGGTAAACGACAGTTCTTTCGTCCGAGTGATCCCTTCCGGTTTCACTTGTTCGTATCCGTCGGTGGTCCCGTGGTTCGTTACGTCCACAGTACCTTTTGTGATGCCATACCCACCAATGTTGGTCAGTGCGGCGATCTCTGTGAATGTACCGGTTGATCCGACGCTCGATAATGACAAAGCGCTCGGGTAAACCGGTCGTGAATTAATAAACGTTGACATTTTGTTTTACCTCCGTTTGTTACGTGGTGTACTCGACAGCATAGTTAGTAACACAGTACCCCCGGCCGATTTCGTCCCGTCCGAGATATTCGGGTTCTCCAAGAGCCTGGATAATCTTGAACTGGATTTGTGCGGTCGTCGATGTGGGGTAACTGAAATCATGAGCGTGGTCGAGCCGTGATCTTATGTCTATACTTTTCTGGTATCCGCCATCCGAGGCCGTCGAATGGACGTGAATGTTAAGGTTTGGATACCGGATAACTCCCCCGTCCATCGACCAGTCCGGCGCCCGGCCGGCATACGGATAAAGAACAATCAGCGATGCGGTTGATCCGGGCAGGTTGTTGGCATAAATGGTTTTGGGAGCGGTGCTGGTGGCGGTCCATACCCCAATACCAGCCGATGATGCTGCTAGGTATTGGCCGATATATTCCATCCATAACGTCATACAAACCGCCCCCCAAGGTGACCAATACGTGCCCGATTAGCCGACGCAAATGCCTCTTGTGCCCGCTGGTAATCTCTCCGTGCCGCATACGGGCTGGTGAACTCCATACGTTCGGTAACACCTTGCAGAATCAATTCAAGCCTCCGGATCATAGCCGGTGCGAACCTGGGGATCCCGCGATTGATCGGGTCTTCGAGGAACTTCCATTTCGTCGGCCAATCGTGACGGTACCACGGGGTTTCGTGCTGGACAGCCGCATACGACTGATCGTAACTGAATCGTATCGAAAACCCGTCGCCGCTCATATCCGGGCCTTCAACCATTGCGGTATCCCTGAGATGGGGAGTGCCGTCTTCGTGTGGGTTTTCGAGATCGTATGGACATTCCGCCTGGGATTCCATCATTCGATCATCCGCCCATTCCCGGGCGGCCTGCCCGAACTCGTGAGGTGCGGCCATGAGTGCCCTAAGGTTAGCGCGAAGAGAATCAACGCCCCGGATACGGATTACGAGCGGCTCGTCAGCCATTAGGAACCCCCGTTAATCTTGCTGCCAAAGAACCCCGTAATGAACGAGATAAACGAGGCCAACCCGATCACTTTCCAGAACGATCCTTCGAGCGTCCTTAACCGCGTTTCGTGGTCCTCTTGACATTTTACCAACCCTTTCACATCCTTATGGATGGCGAGCAGGAGTTCCCGCTCAGTCTGGGGTTCGTCAACGTCGCTCAAGTGTACACCTCTGTTACGAGGTTTGTACCGGTATCATGATCAGGAGTGCTTCCGACGTTTAGGATATCTGGTTGTGTGCCGTCTGGCAAGGTGATCGTTGATTCGGGGTCAACGGTTGTCGCGCCCGGGAGTAGAATCTGACACGATGAGACTACCTGATTACCAAACCTGTCCCGGACCATCCTGTTACGCTGAATGATGATTGCGGCATACGATGCGCTTGTCCCGGTTGAGGGGTTGCCGAAATCGTCATAAGATCCGGGCGATTCTATGGTTACTGATTGGTGCGCCCATTTCGGAACAATGCCGGCCAACCCGCTCATTTCATCACCGGCCTTCGGAACGGTTTAAGGATGCGGGTTGCTGTGGCGGGTATGCCGTCTTGGGTGTATGACCGGGAAAGCGGGCCGGCCGATTCGGATGCAACTCCTTTGGGACTATTCATATCGGCTGATACGATGTCCGCAATGGCTTTTTGAGCGGCTTTCCGGTTCCCTGAGAGATCAATATACGCAAAATCGATTAGAGTGTTACCACCCGTGCTGGTGCCGTATGTTGACGCTGCCAGCGGATAGATCCACCCATTCTCATAATCAATCTCGTAGTCCCGATCCTCATCGTATAGTTTCGCCTCATCCGTTGATCTTACCCTTACGGTATCATGTGATATCCAGCAGAACGGCGCTGTCTGAGTACTGGTATAAGTGCTGGTGCCGGATACGTTGGTGATGGTCGTTGGTGCGGTCGAACTTGCCAGAAGCACAAGGTAATCGTCCCGGTGCGTCAGGAATTTTGAGAGCCCGTAATTACAATAAGTATCTGCGAATGCGGCTGACGGGTATAATAGCGCTTCAATCTGGGTATCGTTGTTTGTCGTGGTGATACCCAGAATCGCTTTAACGTCCGTCGTTGCCATTGCCGCGCCCATTGTTACCTCCTTGGTTTTTGCTAATGAATAAACTTGGAATCATTGTTCGACCAGACACGCGAGAGGTCCGATACCGTCCCGATCTGGGCTTCACAATGATGGATCAGCCGGTCAAGTTCGGCTTTCTGTGACTCGAACGCCTGTTTTCTCATGGCCGCATCGTCCCTGATCTTTTTCATCTTGTTCTCAAACGCTTTCTGCGCGACCTCTTCCCACGCATACAGGAACGCGGTTTTGCATAGGTCGGATGCGTCCGGGATGTAGACTTTAACCCCCATACCTTCAGCAATCCCTATCCAGTATTCACACGACGGGCGCTGTGCGATATACTCATCGCCTACAGCCATGTCGACGCCATAAATATGGATATCGTCCCACTGGTGACCGAGAACCGCGCCCTCGTAGAGAGCAAACGCGATCATATACGAGATCGAGTTGGTGAAATACGTGGCGCCCGTCAACCCGCGCCCCTTCCAGAAATCCAACATCTCTTTAAGAGGATATTTCAGGCTCATCGGAACCTTTGGGTTGACCTCCTGCATGTAGACCGGGACTTTCAGTTTTGAAAGGCCGGATATACCGAGCTGTTCCAACGCCGTTTCAGGGATATTGGTTTTCCTCTGGGCGTTGCTGGTCCTTCCAGCAATATAGTCGGTCTCAATGTTCTGTTCTGTATGGATGTCAAACCACCGCGTATATCGCGGAATCGCGCGATGAAGATCGTTTAATCCCCAGATCTCCCAACTCGGATCGGTGTATGGAGCAAGGTCGCGGGTAGGCGCAAACCCTACAATAGCAAGACGTTTCTTAAACCCGTTGCCGGTAAACATCTTTTCCGACTGTTTGGCAATATGGAGCCACGGGGGATCCTGATTAGAAGAGGGGGTAGGGATATTTGAGGGTTCGGTACTGATTTCAAGAACCGTGTTCTTGATCTGATCCTGTTCAAGTTCACTCATGTTATCGGTATGGGAAAAAATTTACAGGTAAA